GTAAAATCTGGTCGCAAAACTGTGAGACTCACATCTTCACAGGTAGCAATAGCTAAAAAATTAGGTGTGCCACTAGAAGACTATGCAAAACAATTAAAACTCACGGAAGGAGCATAAGCATATGACAAATGAAAACGATAAAAAAGTAACTTCACGTGCGAGCCAAACTCGGTCAAATACTGATAGACCAAAAGAGTGGGCTCCTCCATCTTCTCTAGATGCACCGACTGCGCCGGATGGATTCCGACACAGATGGATACGAGCAGAGAGTTTAGGGTTTCAGGACACTAAAAATATCTCTGGAAGATTAAGATCTGGTTATGAATTGGTGAGAGCCGATCAATATAAAGATTCTGATTTTCCCGTAGTCACTGATGGTAAATACGCAGGAGTGATTGGGGTAGGTGGCCTTGTACTCGCAAGGGTGCCCGAAGAAATCGCAAAGTCGAGAACTGAATATTTTAGGAAACAATCTGAAGGTCAGGACGAGGCTATTGAAAGTGATTTAATGAGGGAAGAGCATAAGAGTATGCCAATCAATATTGATAGGCAATCTCGCACAACCTTCGGTGGCAAAAAGTAATTTTACTTAAACCAACGGATTAAATCAATCGTACTGGAGGCCTCTAGGGGCAGGTACATATAAGGAGACAACAACTATGGCAAATAGAAATGAAGCCGGATTTGGACTAATTCCTTCAATGGTTGCTGGTAATACACCATCAACTCATGGAATGTCTAAATACGAAATAGACGCTGCTGAATCTAATGCTATTTTTAACGGAGAGCCAGTAAAGGTAGATATTTCTGCATCTACTGGTGGATACATCGTAACAGCGGGTGCTGGTACTGCGGCGGTTGGAACTCTAGGTGGTGTGTTTTTCACAGCAGCTGGAACTTTAAAACCAACGTTCAGTAACTTTTACCCTGCATCGACAACTCCTGCAAATAGCGAAGACGTAACAGCCTTTGTATACGACAACCCAAACCAAGAATATATTATTGCATCTGATGCTACTTTAGGTAGTTCACTTGCATTAAGAAAATCTAAAATTGGATTGACGTACGCCACTACATCAGTAGCTGGTTCAACACTAACAGGTAGATCAAGCGTTATGCTGGGCATCTCAACTGCGGCAACAACTGCTAAACAATTGAGAACGGTCAGAATCGCTGAAGATATCGAAAACCAAGATCAAACTGCAGCAAAATGCTCAATGGTAGTATTAATAAATCTGCACCAATACAAAGTTGGATCTTTGGCAACAGGAATATAGGAGTATAAAATATGGCTATATCAAGAGCACAACTCGTAAAAGAGTTAGAGCCAGGATTGAATGCACTATTCGGCCTGGAATATAATAGGTATGATAATCAGCACGCTGAAATTTATACTAATGAATCAAGTGACAGAGCTTTCGAAGAGGAAGTAATGTTATCTGGATTCGCGAACGCACAAGTAAAAGGTGAAGGTTCTGGAGTATCATATGATGATGCACAAGAAACTTTTACAGCACGTTACAACCATGAGACAATGGCTTTAGCATTTGCTATCACGGAAGAAGCTATCGAAGATAATCTTTACGATAGAATCTCTTCTAGATACACAAAAGCTCTAGCTAGATCTATGTCAAATGCGAAACAAGTAAAAGCAGCAGCTCCTTTGAACAATGGTCTACCAAGTGTAGCTACGTTCAAATCAGGCGATGCCGTATCACTATTTAACACTGCACACACAACTGTCAGTGGGAAAAATGTTAGTAATACACTTGCAACGCAAGCAGACTTAAACGAAACTTCGTTAGAACAAGCAATGATTGATATCTCTGCTATGACTGATGAAAGAGGTTTAAGAATAGCGGCGAAAGCAGTCAAAATGATTGTTCCACCTGCTAATCAGTTCAATGCTGAAAGACTTATGAAGTCTCAAGGTAGAACTGCTACTGCTGATAATGACATAAACGCAATTGCGTCTATGGGAATGCTTCCTCAAGGTTACAGAATAAATAATTTCTTAACTGATACTGATGCGTTTTACATTATCACTGATGTGCCAAACGGTATGAAAATGTTCACAAGAACTCCATTGACAACTGCAATGGAAGGTGACTTTGATACTGGTAACGTTAGATACAAAGCTAGAGAAAGATACTCGTTTGGAGTTTCTGACTATAGAGGTATCTACGGTGTAGAAGGTGCGTAAGCAATAAAACTTTTTGTGGCCGGACATGTTTCGGCCACATTCAATTAATAGAAAGAAAAACTAATGAAAAAATTCCTAGTAAATATATGGGCCTATGATCATCATGCAAAATTTGAAGTTTTGTCTGAAGATAATCCTGTTTCCCTTGAAAAATCAATCCTTGACAAGTTGGGAGAAAAGAGTATAAATTGGGAATCTCTCGGAAATAGTTACGATCCGGGACTAAATCGAATAACTTTTGAGGAGGTTGTTTATGATACAAGACCTATACAAAGCAAAAAGGTCCTTGGAGTTGAAGTGGGAACAAGAGCATATTAATGAAGATAGATATACTCTTAACATGGTTAAGCTCGATGATAAAATCAAGCAAATCATTACTGAAATTAAGCTTGAAGAAGCTGAAATCGCTCACAGGCAGAATAACGTTGAAGGCGTTGCTCCGCAAGTTTCTGTAGCTACTTAGACCAAAAGCTACATCGCTGAAATCGCACTTTTACTGTAGGATCTCTTGCACTTTATTAAAAAATAACATATAATTTTACCACTATACAAAAAAATAAACTTTAAATGTAGACGCGTATAGTCGACAACCCCTAGGGACTACATTTAAATATTCTAGGAGGAATATAAATATGGCATCAACAACATTTACAGGGATCGTTCGTTCAGAAAACGGATTCTCTGATATAACAAAAGCAGCATCAACTGGTGCAATTACTACTAACTCTACTTACTCTAATAATGCTTCAATTGGTGGAACTTTAGATATTGGTGGAACTTTAGATGTTACAAGTGCAAGTACCCTTACAGGTTTAGTATTTGCTAAAAACATTGCGCCAACTTTAACGGGTCAAACAGTAACTGCAAAAGCTACAGCAAGTACAAATACATATGTTGCAGGTATTAACGTTAACCCTTACACAGGGGCAAATGCTCAGGTAACAACTTTACCAGCGGCAACTTCAGGAGTTATAGTGATACATTCTCAATCAGTTGATACAACTGGTGGAACAGCTACTTTAATTTTTGATTGTGGAGGAAGTGATGTTCTTGAAACAGGTTCTGTATTTGAATCTAGAGCAAGTAATGCAGTAACTTTTGATACTTCAACAGCTAACGAAACAAGATTAACTTATACTCCAGCCAATGCGGCAACTAATTTAATGAGTATTGGTTCACAAATAATATTTACATGTGTAACAACAGGTAAATGGCATGTGTCAGCTAGACTAAGATCTATAGGTGCTGGAACAACTGGAACTTTTGTATTCGCAGCGTAATAATAATAATTAACTAGAGTGGGGCTTTGGCCCCACTTAGTAATCTTGATTAAGGAGGGATTATGGCAGACACAGTAACAGGACCAACTATCATGCAAGAAAATGATGTTAGAGTGGTTATTAAAGTAGTAAATCAATCAGACGGAACAGGAGCAACAACTGTATTTGGAGACGTGTCAGCAATGGCAACTAATGCAGAAGGTCAATCTTGTTTACACTTAGTAATACAAAGACTTTGGTTTGCATGTGATACAGGTAATGGAGGAGACTCTTTTGCTCGTTTAGACGAAGAAGATGATGATGGCGACATACCTATTATTGGTTTAACAGGAACAGGTTATTGGGATTTTAGAGAGTTCGGTGGATTAAAAACTGATAAATCAAATAACACTAACGAGAGCGATGTTAATCTTGTAGTTGCAGCTGCAGCAGATGCAGGCAACATGTATACAATAGTAGCAGAATTTAAAAAATTATATTAAGGAGTAACTTATGGCCAACACAACGTCAGGCACAGTTATTTTTGATAAAAATTTTGCGGTTGATCAAATAATTGAAGAGGCTTATGAGAGGCTTGGAATACAAGCAAGTTCAGGTTATCAATTAAAAACAGCAAGAAGATCTTTAAACATTCTTTTTCAAGAATGGGGAAATAGAGGTGTTCACTATTGGGAAGTAGATGAAACAGATATTGATCTTATAGAAGGTCAAGCTGAATATACTTTTTTTAGATCAACCAGTGATGGAACAAGTTCAATAACAACTCCTGCAAATACGTATGGAGTAGCTGATGTACTTGAAGCAACTTTAAGAACTGATAGGACTGCTGTAGATCAATCTGATTCTGCTTTAACAAAAATTGCAAGATCAACTTATTCTGCACAAGCGAACAAATTATCTAAAGGAACACCTTCACAATATTTTGTTCAAAGGTTCGTGGAAAAAACTACATTTACCATTTACCCTACACCAGATGCAACTAATGCAGGTAAAGCAGTACATTTCTTTTTTGTTAAAAGAATACAAGATGTAGACTCAACTTATACTGATGCAACAAATGTGCCGTATAGATTTGTACCTTGCATGGTTTCTGGTTTAGCTTTTTATTTAAGTCAAAAAGTAAATCCACAATTAACTCAAACAATGAAGTTATTATACGAAGATGAATTAGCAAGAGCCTTAGCTGAAGACGGTTCTGCAGCTAGTACATTTATAACTCCTAAAAACTACTACCCGAATATATAATGGCAATAGGTAAACACGCAAAAGCAATATCAGATAGATCAGGAGCAGAGTTTCCTTATAGAGAAATGGTAAAAGAATGGAATGGTGCCTTTGTACATAAATCAGAATATGAATCTAAACAGCCACAGTTAGAACCAAGATCACATTTTGGAGATATCCAAGGTTTACTTAATGCAAGATCTGATAGAACAGAAAACGCTGTTGCAGTAATATTAATACCTAATCCTTTTGAAACAATTGCAGCCTTATCCAGAATAATTAATGTGTCAGAACAAGATCATGGTAGATCAACAGGAAATATTGTAAGATTTAGAGGAACACCTTCAGTTGCTGGAACGTTTACAGACCCCTTAGTAGTCGATGGTATTTTAGGATCAAACATTGCAAAAGCTACAGGTTATTCTATTACAGTAGGTAAAAGAGATTCAAACGGAGTTATTACAGGAGTAACAAATTTCTATCACTTTACTGTAGACACAAACACTGCTACAACAGGTGGTATATCAGGAGGAGGAGAGAATTGTTCGGCAGGTCCGGCAACTCTTACAGCATAATGGCAGGATTTACTTACGCAACATTAACAGCAGCAATTTTAACTTATACGGAAGTTAGCTCAACTGTATTGACAAGTACAATTACAAATCAGATTATTGATAATGCAGAAACTAGAATTCTAAGAGATGTACCTATCGATGCATATAGAAAAATAACTCAAGATAATCTTGTTCTTAATCAAGAACACGCTAATGTTCCAGCAGGAGCTTTGTTTGTAAGAGGTGTACAAGTTGCTGATTCTACAGCAGCATTTAATAATCCTATATGGTTAGAAAAAAAAGATGTTACATATTTAGATGAATTTAATGGTTCACGTGCTACAGGAAGACCTAAATTTTTTGCTATGAAAGGTGGAGCAACCGGCACTACAAACACAACTTCAGGAGCTATTTTACTTTCACCAATTCCTAATGCTACATATGTATTTAAAATTCATTATAATACTAGACCTACAGGTCTAAGCGCATCTACTACAACTAACTTTATAAGTTTGAATTTTGGAAATGGTCTGTTATATTGTTGCTTAGCAGAAGCTTATGGTTATTTAAAAGGACCGATGGATATGCTACAGTTGTATGAAGGTAAATATAAATCTGAAGTACAAATGTTTGCTGGAGAACAAATTGGAAGACGAAGAAGAGACGATTACACGGATGGTACTGTCAGGATACCTGTTCAGTCACCACCACAATAGGAATTAAATTATGGCATCAACATTTACAGATCTAGGTATAGAATTAATGGCAACTGGCGAGAACGCCGGTACTTGGGGAGATAAAACTAATAGTAATTTAAACATTGTTAATACAGCAATCGCTGGTTATGTAGAACAATCTGTTGCTGGTTCTGCTGCTACTACAGCGCTATCTATTGCAGATGGAGCGTTTACATCAGTAGCTCAAAACGCTGTTATAAATTTAACAGGTACAATATCAGGAAATCAAATTGTAACAGTTCCAGATTC